AGCCTACTTTTTCACTGGATGATTCCGGGGCAAAAAGTAAGCGCAAGTTTGCCGGGATAGCCTATTCGGGTGAAGTAATTCCTCAGCATCCCTATTGGGGCAATGTCATATTTGACTTGACCTCGATGTCAATTCCTAATCGCCTCCCCTTACTAATAGATCACGACCGTGCACAGCGCGCGGGATATGTCACTAATAGCTCTATTGATTTATCAACCGGTTTTACCGTTTCTGGTGAATTACTGAGTAATTCAGCTGGTAATTCAGTTGCAGCGGAATCCGATGAGGGGTTCCCGTGGCAAATGTCTGTGCACATTCAGCCAAACACCATTGAAGAGGTCGTTACAGGGGCGTCAGTGGTGGTTAATGGCCGTTCGTTAACCGGGCCACTAACTATTTTCCGTAATTCAAAACTCGCAGAAATTAGTTTTACAGCGACCGGCTGGGATTCGAATACGTCCGCCGCCGCAATGTCTCGCAGTATTCCAGAAACTCCCAAAGGAAATAGCATGGAAATTAAACAGCTAGAAGACAAAATTAAAGAGCAGGACGCAATTATTTCTCAATTTAAAGCGGATAACGCGGCTTTAAAGGCAGAGAATGAATCCGCAAAAGCGGAGGCAGCGAAATTCAGTTTAGTCGCCCGTTCCGCTGCTATTAAACAACTATTTTTTAGTGTGGGTCGTGAATATAAAGATGGGTCTGAAGATGTCGCAGGATTTATTGCCATGCCGCAAGAAGCATTTGATTTTGCGAGCAAAGTAATTACCGAGCAATCCGGTAAAGCGACCGTACTACCCCCCGATAGCCTTTTATTTACTCACCAGGCAGCCACGGGCCGGGAAACGCAGGGGGCCGCCCAAGAAAACCCATTAATGGCGAACGCAAAAGCTCGCGCGGCGCAATTCTCCAAGCGCGGAAATTAATTAATTAATTGAAAAGGAATTGATATGAATGGATCGGCAAAGATTGAAGAAGGCCGTCTCTCTGATTGGCTTTTATACGAAGAAGATGATATCGGCCGATTTAGCCGAGAAAACGTAACTGTTGACGGTGGGCAGACCCTTAAATGCGGGTCGGTTGTAGGCCTAAATGCAGCGGGAACGATGTACGTCGAATACGACAACGTGGGCCCTGATGGCGCTACTGCTGTCGGCATCGCGATCAATCCAGTAACTACCGGCGTCGGCATCACGGGCAAGACGGTAATCATCGCCCGCCATGCGCGCATCGCCATGAGCGGGCTGAAGTGGGCCGCGTCTGTAGACCAAACGGCTAAGGATGCCGCTGTGGCTGACCTTGCCAACAAAGACATCGTTTTTGTGCCGTCTGAAGCCTAACCCGAAAAGATAAAGGAACCACACCATGATGATCGATCCATTCAAGGACGGCTACTCGCTAACCCAATTAAGCGACGCTATTAATGTGCTGCCCAATATGTACGGGCGCATTAATGAGCTGGGCCTATTCACTTTCCGCGCGCAACCCCTCGCCACAGTAACTGTCGAGATGAAGAACGGTGTCTTGACTCTTGTCCAAACAACGCCGTGGGGTGGTGTAGCTCCAAAAAACAAGTCTGGCCAGCGCGCTACCCGCTCTTTCAGCATTCCGCATACCCCGCTTGAAGATACCGTCATGGCCGCCGATGTTATTGGTGTTCGCCAGTTTGGTTCTGAAAACACGCTAGAGACCGTTGCCATCAAGGTCAATGAAAAGCTTCAGGAGATGAAGGACAAAATTGATCAAACGATGGAATGGCGAAAAATGAGTGCCCTCAAGGGTGTGGTGCTCGATGCCGATAACTCTGTCATTGAAAACTATTTCGCTGCGTTTGGCGTAGCAAAAAAGACCGTCAATTTTGCATTAAATGTGGCTACAACCGACGTGCGCGGTAAGTGCATGGAGGTAGTGCGCCACATGGAAGATAACCTCATGGGCGAATTTATGCAGCGCGCGCATGTGCTGGTTTCTCAAGAGTTTTTTGATTCTCTTGTGGGCCATGCAAAGGTTAAAGAAGCCTATGCAAACTACTCCGAATCTGCCCAGCGCCTCGGTGGCGATATGCGCAAAGGCTTTAGTTTTGGCGGTCTGACGTTTGAAGAATATCGCGGCGTAGTAGACGGTAAACGCTTCATCGACGCGGGTGACGGCCACGCTTTCCCGATTGGCACAAGCAAGACTTTTAGTAATTTCGGCGCGCCTGCTGACTTTGCAGAGACTGTCGGCTCGATGGCCTTGCCTTTCTACGCGCGGCAAAAAAACAAAGACTTTAACCGTGGCATTGATTTACATGTGCAGGCGAATCAGTTGCCAATGGTTACCCGTCCAGCAACTATCGTAGAGTTGAAAGCGGCTTAATGTCTGCGTATGCCAGCCGCGCGGATATGGTGCAACGCTTCGGGGAGCAGGAAACTGCCTCTCTTGAGGATCCGAGCAATATCGGAGTACCTGACGCGGCTGTCACGGCTGAAGCATTAGAGGATGCGACAGAAGAACTAAACAGTTATGTAGCTGTACGTTACTCCGTCCCGTTGCCTCAAATTCCCGCGCCTTTAGTACGTGCCTGCTGCGACGTGGCGCGATTCCGTTTGTATAAGGATCGTCCGACCGAAGAAATCACGTATCGCTATGAGCGCACGATCAAATGGCTAGAACAACTTGCTCTAGGCAAGGTATTACTCACGTTTGACCCCGCCTTATCGCCAGAGCAAATTGAGGATTTAACCAAACCGTCTACCCCTGTAAGCGCTAAATACACGGGGGGCGTTTTTAGTGATGCCACTCTGTCTCTGATGCCTAGCTACCCCCCTAGAGGCGTGCTATGAGTATCGCTGTACGCGCAAATATCAGCCCGGACACTACCGTTCTGGCTGCTTTGTCGCAGCTTGCACTTGAACGCGATGATAAAACTTCATTGCTCGATGAAATAGGGATCAACCTATCCGAAAACGCCCGCGTGCGATTCGGCGATCAGGTCTCCCCTGACGGTAGTACGTGGGTTCCCTCGGTACGCGCAAAGCTACAAGGCGGTGAAACGCTACGTGATACGGGCCGATTAATGGGCTCGATTACTCATATTGTTTCCGGCGACTCAGTCGAATATGGGACAAACGTCGATTACGCCGCTGCTTTGCATTTTGGGGCAGAGATTAAATCCGTTTCTGGCCCGTATTTAACGTTCAAAATCCCCGGCGGTGGCTGGGCAAAGAAGAAAAGCGTGACCCTGCCTGCTAGGCCGTTTTTAGGTCTCAGCACAGAAGATAACGACATGGTTATTGACGTGATAGGCAGCTTTCTAAGCGTGCAGCGGGGCGCCTAATGAACGCGCTTATCACAAATTATTTTGACGCAGAAGCCGCGATCATGCAGCGGATCAGCGCGCAAATGCCTGAGTTAAAAAGCGTGCTATCGCCCTTCAGTATCGGGGACATGGTTGAAGCTTCGCAGCCTTCACCCGCTGTGCATGTGATCTATGGCGGCGATAACGTCACTGGCAATGAAGCAGGTCAAGGCGCACGCCGCATTGTCGAACAACGCTGGCTAATCGTGCTGGCTATACGCACCCCCAAAGCGCAGCTGCAAAACACTACTGAGATTCGTTCGCTTGCGGGCGAACTAATTCCAAAAATTATCAATGCACTTCAAGGATGGGCGCCCACTGAATGGATGCGCCCTCTAGTGCGCGTGAATGGCCCCGCTGCTGGTTATTCATCCTCATTCGCTTACTTCCCATTCATGTTTGAAGGTCGAATTCTTACTTAAGGAGCTATACAAAATGGCATATTTTTCTGGGCAGGGCAAGGTTGAAATCGCTCCTATCGTTAATGGCGTAGTAGGCCTGTACCGCTGGGTGGGTAACGTCCCCGACTTCAAGCTTACGTTTGATACGGACAAGCTAGAACACAAAGAAAGCTGGTCTAGCCAACGTCTATTAGACAAGGTAATTACCAAAGAAAATAAAGCAAAAGTTACTGCTGAATTAGAGGATTGGTCTAAAGAAAACTTAGCCCTGGCTGTGCGTGGTGCATCTACCACC